CAATAGGATCACCGTGAGTAGTATCATTACCTGGTTGCTGTAAGAACTGTTTTAAATCAAAAAAATATTGTTCAAACAAGTCCATTTGAGCTTGATTAGCTAACAGGTTGAACTCTTGAGGCGTTATGTAACCTCTTTGTTCTTTATTAGCTATAGCTAAAACTCTTTGATATACTGTATCTATGCTTACTGCCATAATTTTTTTATTTATAATAATTAGGCTACCGTTAAGTAGCCTAACTACTATAGGTAATCTATTTCATTTTCTTTTGTATACTTTCTAGAACTTCCATTCCTTCGTCTGTCTTAAACCAATTAGCTATAGCTGGATATGGATCTTGATCAAACGGTACACTCATTAATTTTTTACCATTTTTCTCCCAAAGAAAAGCTCTGCCATCTGGTGACATTTTTATAACTCTTAATCTAACAGCTTTCATAGCTATGTTTTTTAAGTGAAGATCATCATCTTGCATTAGCTCTAAAAATTGTCTAGGGTTACTTCTAGCAAAAACAATTACATCTCTTTTTATTTCTTTACTAGTCATAGAAGATACATTGCTACCGTTTTCAACTCTTAATACTGCTTCAGCATCATCAATATCTAATGAAGATGCTATTTTTAAAGCTTCAATCTCCATTTCTAAATAGCTTAAATCAACTTCAGCTTCCATTTGATCATCTTTTTCAAAAAAATGTTTGTTTCGCATTGGGTGATAAAGCGATAATAACTTTTGTAAGTTTTGTTTCTCTTTTGGCACCACTAGCTTACCATCTCTAAAAAATATATGACCTAAAGTTACCTGACCTTTTTGCTCATCAACAAATGGTGAGTTTTGGTTTGTTGCGTATCTTAATTCTCTTTGAATACCTTGTTCTTCGTCAAACCATAATAAAGCTTTTGCTCTACTGTGTTTTGCAGGTACTGTAAATAATAAAGGTGTTTTGTTACCTTTTAATAAATAAACTCTATCTTTAACCTCCCAAGTTACAGGAGCTTTTTGTTGCTTTTTCATAATATAATATAATTTAATAAGGGTAATAATTACCCCCGTCAGTTCAACGAGGGTAAGAATTACACATGTTATTGATTAGTTACTGTCTCCAGTAGCACCATCAGAATCTTTGAATAAGATAAAGTTATTAGCAGCTTGAACACATAAACATCTTTCTGATAAGAAGTGAACGTTCATTGCATCCTCGTCGCTAGTGTAGTTACCACCAACAGATCCAGTGATCCAAGATTTCATACGTCTGTCATCAGCTTCAGAAGCTCTATAACGAATATGTAAGAAAGGTCTTTTGATGTTTTTACCTAATTGCTGATCGTAAACAGTACTTGTTCCAGCAGGAACTAATACTCCTTGTACATCACCAATTAATCCTCTTGTAGTACCATCGTTTAGGTATTTCCAGTCAGACTTGTAAAAATCGTAAGAACCTCTTCTAAATCCTGAGAATCCTAAGTTAAGCGCCATATCTTCAGAATTGTCAAATACACCGTAAGATGTACCACCAGTTCCGTAAGAATTTTGACTAGCTAGCATGTTATCGATAGCTAATGAAGTTCCTCTATTTAAGAACATCATGTTTTCTTCGATAGCTCCTTGCTTGTCTAGTTCTTGTAATATAACATCAAACTCATTAATTCCTTCACCTGCACCAGTTCCAGTTGCGCCGAAATCAGGGTTGTTATATACTAAACCTCTAGCTTCAATAGCAGAGAATAAACCTTGAGTTCCGTGTTGTCCTACAACAGCAGCAGATTCAAAAATACCAGCAGCATCCATTTGAGTAGAAGAAACTGGCTCAGCTTCAATCATCGCCATTTCTAATTGATCCTCAAATCTTAAACGTGCTTCGTGCTCTGATTTTAAGTACCATAAATACCCACCAGTTCCAGCTTCAGTAGTTACTTCTACCCAGCCGATACTAGCAGTATCAGAACCGTTTATACTGTACTTGTCTCTTAAGATAATTGGCTTATTACTAAAAGTAGTAAACTGCGCGTCTTTTGAGTTTCCAGCTAAACTAGATCCTTTTTTGTACTCAGAACCATAAACAAATACTTTTAAATTAGCTGTGTCATTCGCAATACCAGCAGCGGCTAAAGTAGCAGCAGTGTAAGGAATAACAGTAGCAGTAGTTGCAGTTGGCTTATCTGAAACGTAACATTTTACTGTAGTACCTCCAGTGTTAACAATGATAGTGTCATGTTTGTTAACTAATGAAGCTTTTTCTGCAGATTCAAAAGTTAACTCATTAGTAGCACCACCGTTAGCGTCTGTAGAACAGTCGTCAAATGCAACGTGAATACGCCCTTGCTCAGACCATACAACACGGTCAGAAGCCATAGGCATTTCAGCTCCTACCATTTTTAAAAATCCAGCAACAGTTCTGTTACCGTATCTTTCAACTTCTTTTTCGTAAACTTCTGGTAGGAATTGTTTAGTAAAGTTGTAATCGTTACCTGTAATAGACAGGTAGTTAGACCCATATAAATCTTTAACAGGTCTTGGGGTTAAGTGTGAGAGAGCTAAGCTACTCCCAGTAAATTGTCCACTTGCCATAATTTTTTAATTTTAATTGTTAAGTTATCTTGTTTTTATTTTAAACTTAAAGTCTCCGACATCGTTGTCAACGGTTCTTACTGTAAAGCCATTTGGACTTGGGGCCTTCTCGTGAGTAGACCTTGGATCCATGTCAATGTTTTTAGCTTTAGCCATACTGTTTTTTATAGCATCTGCCTTGCCTTGTTCGTAAAAATGTTGAGCTACTAAATCTGGATTCATAGCAGTAAATAAGCCTTTGTGATAACCCGAAGCATCCGACATCTCATTTTTTTCATTCAAGAACTTCTTGACAAAATTATTGATGTCACTTTGAGTATCTTTGACTTTACTAGAATCTTTTACATTAAACCTATATTTCTTTTCACCAACCTTATATTCAAAACCTTTGAACTGATCGTTAAAAACATTATTTGTTTTTTGTTGAAACACATTTTTATAGTGATCTTGTAATTTCTGATTTTCCTCAGACTCTTTGTTATATCTATTAAAGAACTCAACTGCTTTCTGTTGCTCTGGGAGCAACTTACTACCAGCCTTGATCTCTTCATAGTATTTAGACTTTAACCCGTCTAAGTGGCTTTTAGCACTTGCAACCTGCTCTTTTAGCGCTAATTTTTTTCTTCTAATATCTCTCTCATCGTCGACTTCTTCGTCGAATGAAAAATTATCTTCCATTAAGAAGTTTATTTCTTCTTCTTCTAAGTGAGGTTTAGTTTGTTTGTAATATTCTCTTAATAAAGCTTTGTCATCATAATTACTAAAATCTTGATTTAGCTTTACATAATCCTCTAAAGTACCACCAGTGTCATTAATAAAGTCTACAACTTTTTGAATATTTTCAGGTAGTTCAACACCAGCATCAGCTTCAACTATAGCTTGTTCAACTTGCTCTGTAAGTTCCTCAACTCGTTCTTCAACTTCCTCCTCTGTTATTTCTTCTAATGCTTGTTGAGGCTCTTCTTGCTCTTCAACAACTTCTTGTTGTTCAACAACCTCTTCAACCGGCTGTTCGCTTGTTTTTTCTTGTTTTTCAGGTTCAACTTCTTCTTCAGCTGATTTAGTTGATAAATCAAGTTTAATTGTACCATCTTCTAAAACTTCATTTTTTGGTACATCGTTAGCTGGTTCCTCTGTAACAGCTTCAGCTTGAACTTCTTGATTTTGCTCTACAGCTTCTTCCTGAAGCTCTTCTTGTTTTTGTTCTTCTGCCATAATATAATATTATAAAATTAATAAATAATTACCTAGGATCTGTTGCTCCTAGATCAAACCCGCCTCCAAGTATATCATTACTTGAAGATTCAAAGTTTTTAGGTGGTTTACCACTATTTCTTTGCTCAATCATCTCACTTTGTTGAGTTGCTTGTATCTTAGTTCTTTTATCTTTACGATCTTCTTTGTATCGTTCTTTATTTCTTAGACCTTCAACCTCCATACTCTTTAGACGCATGTTAATCTGAAACTCATGATTCATAAGTTCTTTTTTGTACATAACCTCTTTTTGTGTTTTAGCCTCTTCTATTCTAGCTTTTACTTGCTCTAGTTGTATTTTTTGTTCAGTTATAGCTTGGTTTTTCTGAACCTCTGCTTGAGCAGCAACCTGTTGAGCCTGCGCATTAGCTTCGGCTTGAGCTTGTATATTTTGTTGTTGCATTAGCTGATCTCTTTCTTGTTTTTTCTTTCTACGTATTTTAAGTAGTTGATTAGCTAACTTTATGTTTTTTATTTCTCTAAGATCAATAGCGTCTTCAAGATCAATACCACCACCACTAAGAGCCATTTGTATATTGTTTTCTAGCATTTGCTTCTGCTCTTCATCAGGTGATAATTCTATAGTTATACCAAAATCACATAAATGTAAATTAGACATTTCTGAAAGAGTAGAAACATTATGTATACCTATTTTTTGTATAAAAGCTTCTTTAGTTTCAGAATATTCTAAAACATCAGAAACTCTAAGAGATATAGCCTCAGCTACCTCTGAAGTTAAAAATAAACCAGACTGTAATATATGTCTTGTTGCTGTGTTACTATTAGCTGCTGCTATTTTTTGAACACCAACTAAAGCGTCTTTTGAAGGAGTAGAAGCGTCTGATGCTTCATTTAAACCTGTCACGTCGCGTATCATCTGTAGATAGTAGTTATATGTTCCTATTAGACTTTGCATTTTAGCTCCTCCAGCTCCGTTTTGTATTTCTTGAATAGGAACCTTACCAGGATTCATATCCCCTTCGCTAGTCATAGATCTACCTATAATTGAACCTGTTTGAAAAAACATATTCAACGCTTCTTGTGGGTTATAGTTAGTACCATTGCCAAGATCTATTTCAGCTAAACCATCAGCGTCTAAATAAATACCATCTGGTGTCATTCTAGACATAACCTGCTGTAGTTTTAAATGAGTTAACTGTATCATGTCAGCAAAACCAGTTATACGACTAACTAGACTTTCTATTCTACCTTTATACATACGCGGTGCACATATAGCGTAGTTCATTTTAACCTTAGTGTAATCACTCTTAGGTCTCATCATGTTTTTGCTTAAGTCCCATTTAAGTAGTATATCAGTACCTAATATTACAGCGCCTTCGTATAAAACCTCTAATGATCTAGAAATTTTACCGTACTTAGCCTCAAGCATTTGATCAACAACAGGGTTAAATGTATCGTCTTTTACTATGATTTTACTAGCTCCTGTTGCTGTTTCTTTTACTTTGTATACTTCATTAGCGTATGTCTTGTAATTAAAGTATAAAACTTGTACTTGATTTTTATCAACCTGATTTGACTCTGTTAAGCTTCTATTATAAAAACCACTATTTTGAAAACCTTGACCTGTTATTTTATTCAACTGGTCCTCTTTTAAATGTGGAAACTGCTTTTTTAATTCGTTTACAGGTACGTTTTTAACTTCACCTACATAATAAATATCATTAAAATTAGGATCTTCTGTGTAGGAGTAAACCATATTAGCTGGATCTACATATTCTACTTTTATACCTTCTGACTTGTTATACACTGTTTTAACAGCGCCTATACCTAAAACGGTTAAATCATAATTTATTCTACGTCTTGTTAAGTCATACCTGTTACCGTCTAATATTACGTTTATTGCTTGTTCTTCAGCTAGCTCTACAGCTTGTTTGTAAGAAAGCTGCATGTGTAAATCTAACTCTTGTTGAGAATCTGGTAATATTTCAGGACTATTTTCTGATAAATCAATATCAAAAGCTTCTTTCGCAAAAGCTGTTAGATCTTTACTACGCATATCTCTAAGCATAGATTCCATGTAAGCTGTTCTTTTACTAACACCTGATGGGTCTTGAGAATAAGCTTTAACATCGTAAACTCTTTCAGATATACCGTTTACAACTATATCTACAAACTTTGGTATAACGGGAACTGGTTTCCAGTCTAAGTTTAAATAACTTAAGTCACCATTTATTGACAACTCGTCTTTATATTTTTGTATTGATTGTTCTCCTCTAGCGTATAATCTCAACTTGTGAAACTCTGTTTGATTACCAAAAAACCTATTAGTACCTGAGTCTCTTTTAAACCACTCGCTTTCAATTGCTTTAGCAACTTTCAAACCGTAGTCTTTACTCATTTTTTCTAAATCGCTAGCGACTTGACTTGGAAAATAACCTTTAACAACTGATTCAGCCATATTAATTTTCTATTAATTTTGAATGTGTTCCGCCTTGTTTATATCTAGCAAAACTTATATTTATTTTTTGTTTTTCTATTTTAGCATTTGGAGCGTATAAATGTCTATTACAGCCCATTATAGCTAAACCAGAACTTATAGAAGCATCGAATTTAGTTCTATTGTTTATATCAAACTTAGCCCAGTCGTTTAACAGCTCATTAAAATAAACCGTACCATAGCTTCCGTCTTGCTTCACACCTACGTGATCTTGTATATACATTTCAATAGCAGCAGCGTGTGATTGTTTTATATCTTCGCTTGAGTTTGGTATACCACCTACTTCTTTTTCAGCAACAGATAGTTTATTCCAAACTTTATCAGGTCTATTCATACTAAAACCTCTATAACCACGCCTTCTTAAATAATACAATAGACGGGGTTTATTATTTTCTGCTAGTATAGGCATCCCGTAAAATACAAGTGCCATTAGAACGTCCTCAAAGAATATCTCAGCAGTCTGGGGCCTAGCTATATACTCTAAAAAGAAATGATTAGCTGGAGAATCTTCCATACTAAACTTTGTTAAACCGTGTAAAGAGCCTTTTGAGCCCTTGCCGTCTACAGTTCCTGATATATCGTAGCTGTCACAACCAAAGCAACCCATGTGTTCATTGCCTGGTTTTTTTAATCCATTTTTTAATATAATATTGTTTTGTAAATGAACTGGAGGTGTCCAGCTTAATTTAAATCTACCATTTTTATCTGGATAAAATATAACTTTACTATCTTTAACTCCATTTACCCACTGAAAATTACCAGTAGTTATAGTGTTATCATAGTTAGCTTCTTCGTTAAAATCTATTTGTTCGTATATTTTAGCTAAATTAAATATACTGTTTTTAGTTTCATCTCTAAAAGCATGTTCTTCAGTACGTGGAAATTGTCTATAAAATTCATTTAAAGCATCTCCATCATTTTTTAAACCATCAGCTTCGTTTTGCCAATGCTCTAGTATTCCTATATCTATATTTTCCCCATAGGGACCAAAAGTTTCTTGCTCGGGTGTATCGAATACAGGTAAGCCATAAGAATCAATGAATCCTTCGTAGTTCCATTCCATAGGTATGAACAAACTATATAATCCTGAGCTTGTCTGTCCATTGCGGTTTCTTTTTGTAACATCTGAGTTTTTATATAATTTTTTAAAATTATCACCACCTTTATCTAAAGCATTTGATGTTGAACCCATCATACACTTTCCAATTACTCTACTACCTAGTCGTAGGGTGGTTTTCGTAACACGCCAGTTGTTGAGGATGTTGTTCGGCCTCTCCCATTTACCGCTCTCGTCGTGGACGAGGAGTTTAAGCTTCTCACCGTCGTAGGAGTTGTCACCCGTATTCTTCCAGTCGATCGTGGTGTCGAGACCCTCGAGTTCCTGTAAGGCTTCGTTGCTGGTAAGTTTTCTTCTGGTAAGCTTACTGGCTGGGACCCTGAAGGCAAGCTCGGTCTTTGGACGATCCATTCCGTCCTGGATGGGCTTGAAAAAGAAGGGGTAATTAATGGATATTGGTACCACCTTGTCAGTAAACATCTTCTTCGCATCTGGTCCACTCTTAGATAATATTCCATATCTAGAGTCAGAGGATATGGTTGCCATGTTAACCACCTCGCCTGATGCCATAAATGAGAATCCAGATCGCCTATTCTTAAGATAGCACATCCCATAGGATCTGTGATCGGCCTTACAAGCCTCCCAGAAAATATAGAATAATCTATTTGACTCGCGAAAGTCCGGTGCTCCAACGTCGATTTTACTCCACTGCAAGTACATGTAATGAGTACCAGTAACGTAAGTAGGAACGTTTTTATTGTAAAACCAAAAACCTTCTTCCCTACGGGTAAACTCATTATCGATGTAATCATACCATTTTTCTTTAAATTCTTCTGGATATTCCTTCCAGTCAAAAACTGTTTTTATTTTACTTAATTCTTTTGGATATTCAGATTTTTCCCAAGTATTTTTATTAAACTTAAAAACATTTGTAGGTTTTTTAGGTAAAGCTATATGCAGGTTTTGTATGCTATACACTTCGCCAATCTGACCCGTTCTGCTTATAACTACAACATCATGCTCTTTGTTATAACCATATTTCCAGCTTTTAGACTTATTAAGTCTTTTTACGGTATTTATTTTTATAGGTTCTACAACCTTGTAAAGCGATTGCTGGTACATTATTTAGATCTTCTTTCTGCAAAACCACCAAAAGCCTTCTTTTCTTCTACTTTTTTAGGTTTTTCATTCAACATATCCTCTTCTTCCTGTATTCTGTTTAATATTTCAAAAGCATCAAATATAGCTAGTTTTTTAGTAGCAGCAGCATTTTTAAGTCTATCAGCTGATATATCATCATCTGAATCAACAATAGCTTCTTTAGCTACTTTAATTAGCTCTTCAACAGCCTTATGTCCAGCTTGGATTATATTCTTTTTCGTTTCCTTGATATTCATACTTTATAGTTAATGCTTGAGATCTAATTCTATAAAGTCTTTCACCATCTATAACAAATTCATATTCGCTACTAGGCGTAAATCCAACTAAATCACCTTTTTCAAAAACACTATCTATTGTTTCATCTAGGAACTTTAATATTCCTACATAAGGTTTTTCGTTGTTAAGATTAAAAATATCATTAGATTCAATAGGTTTTACAAATGAATAGCCTTTAGGTGCTTTCCAATCGTCTTCGTTTTTATATAAAAATATTTGATCAAAAGAACATAGATAATTTTTATCATCTATATAACTTCTGCTATTTTTTTCAACACCTCTTATGTCATGAAACCTTCTAAAAACGTTATGGTGAACAATAACTTGATCACCTACCTTAATATTAGTGTCACCTGTTATTGGTACACTTTTAACTTTTGCAAGCCTATTAACGCTTTGATGTGTAAATATTTGAGTATTTAGTATAAGTTTTTTACCTTCAATCTCTTTAGTGTTGTTATATCTAGATCCAATAGGTTCTATAACAAAGTCAAAAATACTTTTCATTAATACTCTAAGTTATACTCAACAGCTACAGCCATGTTTTTATTAAAGTCTTTCCAAGGTAAAACCTCGTCATTTTTTTTAATAAATATACTGAACTTATCGTCTTCTTCTGTTATATGACAAATAGTATGCCCTCCGTAGACCTCTTGACCTACGGAGTAGTGCATAGCTTCATTTTTATAATCTTTACCGATACTAATCTTTCTTATCAGCTTCATCTTTTATCTCGCTTATAGTACCGTCTTTAATATTAATAGATACATTACCGTATTCTTTTTCTAGATTCCCTTGAATTTGTCTAAGGCTCATTTGTAACTCTTGAGTCATTGTTAATAAACCAAACTTCTGAGTTTCCATTTGACCTAATTGAGATTGAGCTTGTTGTATTTTGTTAATTACATCTTGAAGCTCTTTCAGTTCTTCTTCTTTAATTGAAGGCGCTAAATCTACTATTTTTTCGTTTTTTGCCATTTTATTTAATTTAATTGTTATTTATGCATTATTGCATAGTATAATTATTACATATATAGTGCTTTAATTAAAAAGCTATTGTCATATGTTAATTAGTGGTTTTAGTAATATCTACGTTTTGTATAAGTCCTGAATCTTTATTCATTACTTGGTATCTAATTTGTATATACCAATTTCCTGTTGGTACTGTTGTAAGGTTTTGAGAAGCTTTTAACAATAAAGGCTTGTTGAGTGCCATAACTTTACCAGTTGTTCCTATACCGGCCGCATAATACCAAGCAGCGTTGGTGTTTAGTAAAGTGTTATTTATAACAAATAGTCTATTAAATTGACCAGGATAAGTACAATTGGTAGTGTCACAGAAACCTATAGCCGCTGTTGTTTGTGCGGTACTATTCCAGTTACCAGATGTACCACCAGTATTATGTATTATACACTCGTAAGGTATTATAAAGCTATTAGCTCCTGGCGCTGGTATTAAAGTTGTTCCTGTAGTACTTAATAATTTAAACGCATCACCTGATAACTTAATAGTTACAATACGCGTGTCTTCAACTAACTTACCTCCACTTCCAAAAGCTGTACAATATTTAGGTTGATTTTCAGTACTGGACATTGAGAAATAATTACCCTTACCGTAGTCACCCATTTTTACGTATCGACCACCTGCAGTACCATCACCGTGAACGTATAGATTTTGCTCCGAAGTGTGCCCAACATTTAATTGGTTTCTTACGCGCATTGTTCCATTAACATCAAACGCGGAACCAGGGGTTTGCGTTCTAAATCCTACTTTTTTAGCTTGAGAATCAATATATAAAGTAGATGTTGTCTTGTCTGCTGTTCCAATATAAATATAGCCTTTAGTTTGCGAAAGAAATAAGTCATCAGGCCCACCACCACCAATAAATGATTCACCACTTTTGTGATATATGCTCAAATCACTGCCTGTTCCATAATGACTTTTTACATTGTCTCCGTGTGAAGTGTCACCAGTCATAGTACCACCAGCTAGTGGCAAAGCGTTTGGAGTGTAACTAGGGTCAGAACTAGGCACCCACGATGGTGTTGCGTCAGCATTTGTTGGTGCAAAAGTAGTTGGTAAGGCAGATATATCTACGCCATCGACTGTTTTACCAGAAGCCATGACAATATTACCAGCAATACTTACATTTCTATCATAATCTAATAAGTTTGTATAATCAGTATTCTCTGTGCCCGAGTAGTTAGATGTTATAAATATATTCTGTAAAGGTATTGTTAAATAACTAGAGTTACTAGGCGTCCAGCCGTAAAAATCAACTGTTATTCTTGTAGCTTGTGACGCAGCACCATTACCAGTGTGTAACCTATTTGTTGAATAAAAATTCATTCCCCAGTTATCACAGTTGTTATCAGTTGTCTCTATTGTTGTGTTACTACCTCCAAACTTAGCTATTACTCTAGTACTCCACGAACCGCTACTATACTCTTCAACCATTAATCTATGACCAGGATATGTAGAGCCTGACCAGCTTGTTTGTGTACCTATTTTAGTTTCTGTTGGCCAACCTGTGGATGGCGTAACAGTAAACCTAAATTTATAATAAGTTGAAGTTATATCCCATCTAGTATCTTGTCTACCATCTAATAATTTTTTTACGTTTGCTAATTGAGATGATCCGTCTTGCCAAGAACTACCATTCCAGTATTCAACGTTGTCTATAGCTCTATATCTAATAATATCTGATTTGGCGTTTTTTATAAACGTAGACAAGTGTCTAACACCGCCGTAGTGATCGTGATAGTAATTATTAGAACTACCACTTTCAGTACTAGATATGTTATCAGCGTGATATAAACCGTAGTTAATACCTTGAACAGTTAAGTCACCATTAATAGTTAAACTACCAGTAGTAGTATCACTTTGATCACTTCGTAAATATTTTGATTGAGTAGAGGATGGTGTTAAATAACCAGCTGTAGCGTGGTTACCCCAACCATGAGCTGTATTACCATTAGCAGCTTTTGTCTCCATATCGTCTAAGTCTACAGCTTGCGATACTGATATATAACCTAGTTTCTGTGCTTGGCCAGAAGATATTGTAGTTGTAACAGAGTTCATAGGTGTGAAACCTAAAGCCGTAGTTACTTGATCACCAGTCGGCGCGCCCGTGAGAAGAGTACCATTAGCAGTTACATCACCCGAAAAAGTTGCGCTTGAGCTATTTAATACAAACCAGTTTTCACTAAGTGGAGCTGCTGCTGATGTTAGTTCTGGACTTCCAGTTTCAACATCAGACCTACCAAAAGCGATAACGTCGTCTCCAATAAGAGCTATACCGTGATCATTGGTGCTATTGCCAGGTGCTTTTAAATATAAATAGTCTCCAGCGTATGTATTCCAGCTAGAATATAGTACATCGTGGTTAGTTGCGTTGGTCCAGGCACTTTTATACATCTCAAGTAAAGAACCAGCAGCGGTTGTTAGTATTTCATCGTGAATGTTTAAAGTACCAGATACATCTGCATTACCGTTTATATCTAAACTTGTTCCTTCTAATTCACCATTAGCTTTGATTTGTCCTTGAAAAGTAAACGCCATGTTACCAGAGCTATCTGACGTCCATGTGTGTGTTTTATAAGTAGAACCGTAATACTGTCTCCAATTAATAGTTGCCCCAGTGTTACCAGTACCATCTAAAAAGTGTGGATAATGGTTACCACCTGAGTCATAAGCATCGTAATAAAGATGTCCTTTATAATGATTATTATTACTTGTAAATGTTTTAGCGCCTGATATAGTTTGCGTGCCTGTTTTTGTGACAGCGCCAAGAGAACTAGCTGTTGGTATTGTAGGTTTATTTAATATAAACGCGTCACCACTAGTAGCATTCCAATCAGACTGTACGTTTTGTTCTGCATTAGATGGTGCATGTGCTGCTTGAGAATGGGAGTAAGCAGTGTTCCAGTTGCCTATAGCTGTTGGACTAACAGTAGCACCACCAATTGTTAAGTAACTGCTTGTATATGCTGTTGAGTTAGCGCGTATTACAAAGTCAGCCCCACTATTGTTTTCTCTTGTGATAATAAAATCATTGTTGTCTGCATTGTATACTCTAAACTTGACATCATCATCATCTTGAAATATAATGTGTGGTGATTCACCTGAGCCATCGTCTAAAGTTAAATCACCAGTCATAGTACCTCCTGCTTTTGGTAGAGCGTTATCCGCCTTAGTACCTTGTGTTGATGTTGCAAAAGCACTAGAAGCAAAATTAGCAGCAGTACCTAATCCATCAAAATCAGATTTTAAAGTTGCTACATCTACGCCATCAACTGTACCACTAGTAATTATATTTCCATAAAAAGTAGCACTTTTGTCAGAATCTAAAAACAAAACATTTTCTAAAGCAGATCCAGTGTATACCTGCATTTTCATTCTTGTTTTCTTATCGTTAGCCGCAAATGTATTATCTGCTTCTACTAAAAGACTACCAACTGTTAAGTCACTTGTAACAACACTATCTCTTGCTTTAAAATTTATTACACCAACATCGTCACCAGTACCAAAGTTACCGCTACCAGTAATATCTTTTCTTGTTGAAAGATCAAGAACCGCTTTAGCTGTTGCATCATCTTTTCTTATAGTAAAATTACCATGAGATATTTGGCTAGTTGGTAAAATCTCATGAACTAAACCACCATCTACTTTAAAGTTAAATCTAGTAGAAGCAGCGTCATTATCAGTATCAGCTTCTATATAAACATATGAGTTAGCTGCTCTAATTCTGAAATCTACATCATTAGTAGTATCAATAATACTTAATCTAGGAGTATCTGCGTGAGTAATAGTTACATCACCTGTAAATGATCCACCAGTTTTAGGCATTTTAGCATCTAACTCGGTTTGTAAATTAGTTATAGTTGATATAGCCTGCGTATGTTGTGCTGGTGTAAATGAAGTTGGTATTCCAGATAAAGAACCATAAGCACCATCAAAACTTGAAGTACCAGCTCCTATATTTGTCCTAGCATTTGATTTTTCAGTAGAGGTTAATCCTTGACTAGCTGTATCTACTCTAACTCTATTAGCTAAAGCCGTTGCGGTAGTTGTACTAAAACTAGCATCATCACCTAACGCCGCAGCTAATTCGTTTAATGTATTTAATGTGCCAGGTGCTGAGTCAACTAAATTTGATACAGCTGTACTAACAAAAGCAGTTGTTGCTAATTGAGTTGTGTTTGTTCCAGCAGATGCTGTAGGTGCGGCAGGTGTGCCTGTAAATGTTGGACTTGCTATTTTAGCATATCTACCATCACCAATTGTTTTAGTAAGTATTGATTGCCATGGACCCCAACTAGTAGCTCTATACCTATAATATAAACCTTCAGTATTATTAGCACTACTATAAGAAGCCATCTGCCAACCGTAATTACCACTGTCTTCTGTTAGTGTTAAACCTGTTGTGTGGCTAGTTGAAGCAGGGCCATTTGCGCCTCCTTGAAATCTATAAAGACCTCTTGTTGTTAAAGTGTCGTAATCAGCATTTGTTGCGGTAAAGTTAGCAAATGCGTTTGAGTTTATATATGTTGTATTTGCTGTTAAACCTGTACCACCTCTTGCTACAGCTAAAGTACCTGATGTTATATCACCAGCTGCATGAGTATGTGAAGCAGCAGCAAGCCCGCTTAAATCTTGATCACCTGTAAGAGTAGTTCCGTTTGCTGTTATTGTACCGTTTGTAGTAACATTACCATTTGTAATATTAATTTTAAAATTATTGTAATCAGTAGAAGAATCTCCAATAGAAAAATGACCGTCTTTAGTAATTAAATAAGTATCTGTATCGTCATCTTTAATTCTTATAAAAGCTTTATCATCAGTGCTTTCAAATAAAGCTACAGTATTTGTTGCGCCAGTATTTACATCGAGAACACCATCAATATTAGCATCGCCATTTATGTCTAAACTTGTTCCTTCTAATTCCGTACCTTGTATTTTACCTGTAGACGTTATTGCACCTGATCCTATAGTACCTGCAAAAGTTGCGTTTTGTGAAGCGTCTAAACTTAAAGCCGATGTATTATTTGTTTTAAATGTAAGACCGTAAGGTGAAGAGCCTGTTTTTTCTATTCTAGCATCATTAGTATTTCCTTGATCTCCAATACCAATACCACTTGTTGTAAAGTAGGCTTTTATTCCACCTCCCCAAACATACTGTAAATCATTATCTTTAAATCTCCATTGAGCTGTATAAGTAGATCCAGATGAGTCTGTATAGTTTAATGATGGATTTTGATTTGAAATTGTAATACCTGTTGAAGTTATATCTCCAGAGTCTATTGTCCCAATATTTACTAAGTTTCTACTTAAATCAATAAATTGCGTTCTACCACCATCACCTATATATAGTCCATTATCACTAGCTGTACCACTATCTGTTCTAAACTGAAACTCTACTCTATTTGACCAAGATGTATCGTTACTAGGAAAACCATAAGCAATAAAACCACCTTCAGCTGACATTAAAACTTGTTCATGCGATAATCCTACGTTTGCTCTTATAACAGATCCAGTGTCACCAGCTCTTAACCAAACAGTATCATCAGCACCTAGAGCAACACCTCTATATTCACTTATTCTTGCAAGTATTGTTGTTTCTTCGCCGCTACGATCAACTTTTAATAAAGGTACTTCTGTTGTGTATTGACCTGTATCACCTGTTGGTTCGTAATCAAATAGTATATAACCAGTAGCGCCAGTAAATTTTAATTTACTTGCTAATACAAAATCACCAACGGTAGTAGGATTATCTAATATTAAATTAGTATTAGCTCCACCTAGAGTTAGTGTTCTTGTTGAACTAGAATCTGCATATATAGACATGTTCTGTTCAAATCTAATATCTACAGCGTTTGTTCCATCACCAATATAAACATCATCACTACCATTACCAATAATAATATCACCAACAGCATTGCTTAAAACTAGATTATCACCATCTTGGTCTATTTTACCAGCATTAGCGCCTGCTGAGGTTTTAAACTGTATGTGCCCAGCGTCATCTATTATTATGTTACTTAAAAATGGTATTGACATATTCTATTATTTAAATTCTTCCTGATATTCTTTTTTTACCTGAATCAAAACTTGCTGATGGTCTAACTGTAACTTTAGCAAAGTTATTAGGCCACATTTCTAATCCATTTGGTGGCGCTACAGACATTGCAACCTGTATATCTTTAGCGTAAAACCCCTCGTGAACTAAACTATGGTTTGAATTATAATAACCAAACCTTAAAAAATAAGCTCTATATTGTGGTTGAACTGTTAATATTTTTGTTTCCCAAGCGCCATCAGCAGCTGTAGTATGTTGGGTGTATTCTATAAAACCTTGATATAATTTACCTTGAGCTTGTGTACTGTTTTTTAAATCTGCATTTTCTTCCTCAACATCTAAGTCTAATTCATCATGAGGAAATCTATGGTTATTATCATTAACATCATATTCATTTGCGCCATAAAGCATATTGTTAGCATAAGACGCTACAATATAAGGAGGGTGACTACTAGATAAACTAGATCCTGTTCCATCAAGCTCGTCTGTAGGTATATATATTACAGATTTTATCTTAATTGTACAGTTTGCTGGAACTTTAATGATACCCATACCAATAGGATTACTACTCCAAGAAGGAACCCAAAGGTTGTTACGTAGGTTTTTAACTCCTTCAAACTTAGTCATATTATGATAAACTGTTACTTTTTCGTTTTCTTTAAAACCTTGTTCAGTAAAACAATAAGTACCTTTCCAACCAGTACCACCTCTTCTTAGACTTAAATGACTACTACCATGATTCTGTAAAGTATTTGGATATATTATACCCGTGCCTTCTCCGTATATACTCATTGTAGCATCCCAATCATTAGGGTATACTTTAGAGTTATCTACTATTACGTTGTTATTACTGTCAGCAATGTTACATAATTGTTTATATCTATTAGCAAAAAATCTTCTATAATTAGGACTTATTGTAGATCCTCCAAAGTAAAAACCATAACCACGACAATTTTCAATACGCATGTGCATTACTTTACCCTGGTCATTTTGTCTACCTATAT